TACAAAGGTGATTATAAACAAATGGATATAGAAGATGCCATTAAAAGTTCTTGATTTATTCTCAGGAATAGGTGGGTTTAGTTTAGGTTTAGAATCCACAGGGTATTTTGAGACTGTTGCTTTCTGTGAAAAAGATGAGTTTTGTAAAAAAGTTTTACAGAAGCATTGGTCTCAATTAAAAATATATGATGATGTAAGGAGTTTACATGACACAAAAATACAAGCAGATGTCGTTACTGGAGGATTTCCCTGTCAGTCATTTAGCCAAGCAGGATTACAAAAAGGCAGAACAGATGATAGATGGCTCTGGAATGAAATGTTTGATGTTATTAAGCAAGTCAGACCAAGATGGGTTATTGGGGAAAATGTGCAAGGCATTATTAACATTGAAGAAGGCATGGTACTCAGACAGGTGCAAAATGACTTGGAAGGTGAAGGTTTCAAAGTCCAATGTTTCATTATTCCAGCTTCAGGTATCGGTGCTTGGCACAACAGAAACAGAGTATGGATACTTGCCTGTAACATATCCGACACCAACAGCATCAGACATAGAAGGGGGAACAGCACCAGATGTGCAGATGAAGAATGGACATTTCTACCGAGAGAACAAGAAGGGGGAGAGATGGGGAGTAAAACTAAGAGATGCTGTATCAATAAAAAGAAAACCTGGTGGGAAACTGAATCCAGAGTTTGTGGAGTTCCTAATGGGGTATCCTATGGGGTGGACAGAGATAGAGCGAAAAGAATAAAGGCATTAGGTAATTCTATAGTGCCACAGATAGCTAGACAAATAGGATTAGCAATTATGGAAGCAGAAAATGATAACTAGAGAATGGTTACTAAGTAGACATCATAGTGGTAAGTATTTATGCCCAGAGTGTAGTCATTCAAGAAAGAATAAGCACGATAGATGTTTAAGTGTAACGATTAAAACAGAAGGTGTGGTGTATTATTGCCACCATTGTAACGCAAAAGGAGGAGAATTTTATGACCAAACTAACAGCAGAAGTAATACAGTTCGCAGCACAGAGGGGGATAAGCCAGAAAACTCTCGAAGATTTAAGGGTACAAGCAGGAAAAGGGTCATATGGTGATAGAAACTTAGAAAGCATTGTATTTGGTTACTATAATTTAGAAGGTAAAAGAGTAAATTATAAAGCAAGAGCCATATCAGAGAAGATATTTAAACAAGAAAAAGGTGGAGAACAAAGATTTTACAATTTAGATAATGTTTTAAATTCTAATAAGTTAAAAAACAATACTATTTTTATTGTAGAAGGAGAAATGGATGCACTAGCACTCTATGAAGGAGGTTTTGATATAGATTCTATCCTAAGTGTGCCAACAGGTGCTGTAGCATCACCTACAGAGCAACCAGAAGCATCTAGAAAGTATCAATATGTATTAGATGCACTAGACCAAGGTTTAGACCAAGCAAATTGTTTTGTATTGTTGACAGATGCAGATGAACCAGGATTAGCACTACGTCAAGACTTAGCTTCGATACTAGGTCATGGTAAATGTAAGTATTTTGATTGGGATGGTGTTAAAGATTGTAATGAAGCCTTACTTAAATGGGGTAAAGATGATTTAAAATGGACAATTAATGAAGGATTATGTGATTATCCATTAGAAGGCATTTATTCTTTAGATGATATACCACAACCTGCAAAGATTAAGTTGTTTAATCCTATGTTTGGATGGAATGATAAGGTTATGCTTGGTATGGGTATGGTATCTGTGCTTACTTCATTTCCTGGACATGGTAAGACTTCTTTTTCTACTCAGTTATGGACACAAATTGCCAAAGAATACAAAATTAACATAGGTATGTACTCTGGAGAAACTAGGGTGCGACCATATATACAACGTAACATTAGAACATTTTATAATAAAAAATTAGAATGGGAGCAATCAGATGAAGAAAAAAATGAAGCTGATAATTTTATTAGAAAACACTTTGTATTTCTTAATCATCCTAACAACAGTCCTGACTTTGACTGGATGTGTGATAGGATACAAGATATGAAATCTAGGTACGGAATTAGTGCCTTTATACTCGACCCTTGGAATAAACTTAGCACACCTGAGTTTGGTAAAATGTCTGAAACATTATGGATAGGTAAGTGTTTAGACCATCTTACTACTTTAGCTAAACTATTAGATATACATATTATGATACAGGCACACCCTGCTAAACCAGATATGAAAATGGGTAACTCTGCACCGACTGCTTATCAGATTGCAGGTTCTGCTCATTGGTTTAATAAACCAGACCATATATTTAGTCTTTGGCGACCTAAGTTTGAGAATGAAGATGGGTCAAGATGCACAGAAAGTTTATTAACTGTTTGTAAAACTCGTTATGAAGAGTTAGGATATCCAAGAGTATTAGATATACAAATGAATTTAGATAATGGTTGCTTTGAATCATACGAAAAAGAGAAGCCAGAAAAGAAAAGTAAGATAGCAAAACATTGGAACGATTTAGATGACTAGGAGGTCAACATGGAGTTTTTAATTATGTATACAATAATCTATACCTTTATAGGTTTACAGAACTCAGGAATATTATAGTGGGTAAATTTGTTATTAACTATGTAATGGAGTTTGAAAAAAGACCTAGTAAACATGAAGTAGAAGGAAGGTTATGGAATTTATTAGCTAAAGGTTTTGTTTTAAGAACAGTAGAAGAAAACGATTATTATGTAACTAGAAAAGAAGTAAAGGAGAAAAAATAATGACAGATATAAAAGAATATGTAGAAAATTGTCTTAAAGAGGACAAATTAATTATAAAATGTGAATACATACCACATCCATATAACCGATTTAATATAAAAGTAACTAATGTAGATGAAATAATAAAATGGAGAAAAAGAAACGGAATTACACAAAAAGATATGGTAAAATCAAACATTTTAGGAATAAAATTAAGAGCATATCAAATATTAGAAGCAGATAAAAACCCTTTACCACTTATGGTAATTAAATATATAAAACAACTTGGTCATATAGGGTTAGAATTTGTTGAGGAAGATAATGCCTAAAATAGCAACATTAGATGATTACAAAGTAACTACACCTCATGGAAAATTACTTTATAATATTGGTAAAAAAAATAATTTAACCATTCAAGATTTAGCTAAAGAATTATCTTGTTCTGTAGTTTATATAAGGTCTATTTTAAAAGGAGATTTTATTTTATCTTCTGATAAATCAATGTTACTTAGAAAAAAATATGAAAGAGAGAATATATGAAATGGTTAAAAGGAAACCGATAAAAAAAGATAATACCAGTAGTCATTGGAAGAAACTTATACATTTAAAAATGTGTAGCTTTTGTGATAATGCAGCAGTTCATTATCATAAGTTAAAATTTTACTGCAAAGAATGTTATGAAAAATTAATTAAGGAGATAAAATGATTATAGAAAAGATTATGAAGGAAAATAAAATGAACTTAACACAAGTATCAAAAGAATTAGAAATATCTAAATCTTATACAAGTATGCTTTTATCAGGTGATAGAAGAGCTAGTATAAATTTACTGAAAAAAATTAAAGGTAAATATAAATATTCTTGGAATACAATTATGGAGGAAGTATGAAAGAGAAATTATTTGTATTTCCATTCTACCCTTTGCAATGGCTAACAGATTGCTCTGTGTTAAATTTAGAGGAGAAAGGTGCATATATAACTATAGTGTCAACAATGTACTTACAAGACGATTGTAGCATTTTTAAAAGGCATATACCTAGTATATTAGGTGTAACTGAATTTAAAGCTAATAAGATTATGCACAATATAGAGCCTATGTTGTTAGATAAAGGAGATAAATATAGTCAAAAGAAAGTATTAGAAGTTAAAAAGCAAATAGAGCAAAGAAGTGAAATGGCTAGGCAAAAGGTACAAAAAAGATGGAATAATAAACCAAAGGTATATGTTAATAAAAAAATAGATAAGTTTTCATCTATAAGTGCTGCTGATAGAGCTAGAAAGATGTTAAATAATGGATATGAATAGTACGAACTAGAGTATAAACCATAATTTGTAGTAATTTATCCCCATAACACTATTAACAGTCATGTTTGTTTTAAAAGCTCTAGTCCGTTTGACAAGTATACACATACTAATATAGGAATCAATCTTTTTCTATTATCCAGTTATCTTTTTGTAATTGATAATCTAAATATAACTGCGTATCTGCATATCCTCTGCCTTCATTTAAGCAGATAAGATAGTATTTAGGCTCATATAATTTGCAGGATTCATCATCTCCTTCTACTGGATGAGCTAATACAAACTTTATAGTAATACCTATAGCTACTACAACAAACAATATTACTGCTAACCCTATCATAACCATTCTTATCATATCGTACATTTCTTTTTGTTTTTTCATTTTTTTAGCTTTGGCTTCTTTAATTGCTTGTTTTTTTTTATCTATTCTTTTTTTACGTTCTTCTAATATATACTCCCAAGTTCCATGTCCAAAGCGAAGGTTAATTAATTGCTTCATTTCATATAATTGTTCTTGTGCTAATTTAGCATCTATCACTTCCTTTGCCACATTTTCTACTGCAAAGTGGTCTACATTAGCTTTATCTCTGGCTTTTATAACTTCTTGTTGACCATTAAGTGCTTTATCTACATGACCAATTAAATCACCAACATCTTGTGCTGTGCTTATGTTACTCTTGATGAAATCTACACTTTGTTTAACTAATTTAATTCCTGAAAGGACAGCTGCTCCAGCAGTAACTGGGTCAACCATTATGCTTCTCAATGAACCTGTCGAGTTTAACTTCTAGTCTTAATACTAGCTCTTTAATTTCTCGTGTTTCATTGTGAAGCTCGGATTTTGTAGCATATTCTTTACCTAAATCTTCTCTAGTTTTGTTTAAAAGTATTTGTAATCTTTTTACTTCATTAAACATTTTAGAAAATGCCCATGCAAATGGTCCTAAAACCACAGTTATAATTACGTTCCACATCATCATAGGGTCAATCGACATACCATACCCCTTTACGCATCATTTGTGATAATCGTATAGCTCTTTGACCTACCTGCTTTGCCCATTTAGATTCTAACATTTCATTTGCTGCTTTCTCAAAATCTTTATCTTGTATTGCTGCAAAGGTCTTAACCCATGTATTAGCATTAAACCTACTAATACCCATATTAAATACCATGTCTAATAATACAGCTTGTCTAGGCTCTGCTAATGATTCCATAAATGTCCAATGCTCTACTTCTTTTTGTATTCTTTGCAAATCATTTAATAACAAAAACTTTGCTTCTTCATCTGTAATACCTACATCAGATAAGTTTCTACCCACTCCGATTGTTGTTTTATCTGCTGTGCATTGATATGGTTTTAACTCTAATCCTTCATGTAGGATTAACATATCTATTAATTTACCTTTATCTACTCTCATTTTTTAGAATCAACCTTTTTAATTTTATCTAGGCTACGCAAACCACCGATACCCAGCATACCTAATAATAAAGGCATCATCACAGACATATCAGCTTGTGGTATGTTAACACCAAACCCAGCACATATAGGAGAAATAAGATAATTTATAGCTAAAGAAAACCCAGCTATCCAACCAATAAGAGGTCTCCAGCTTGATTGAAACCAGTTACCTTTTGCTTCTTCTGTATTAAGTTTGATTTGTGCTAATGCTAGTTGTTGTGCGTGTTCATCTGCCATTGTAGCTAGTTTATGAGCTAACTCTGCTTTCTTGTCTTTGTCTTGTATAAACTTACCTAGAAGTTTAGTTGCTGGTGCTATAAGTGCTGTAATAGCCATAATACCCCCTAATCGGCACTAAATGTACCTAGACTACTCCATAGAGAACCAGGAACTGTTGTACCATTTTGTTTACCTAATTGTGCCATTGATTGATTAACATTTACAAAAGCACCTTGACCCCAACTTGATACATCCCATTGTGCATTATCCCAAGCAGAACCTTGTTCTCTTGTATATTGTAACATTCTCTCAGAAAATGTACCTGTAGTTATACCTGCTTCTTCAAAGGTTTTTATCCAATCTTCATTATATGTACCATTTGTATCTGAAGCATCTCTGCAACTCTGTTGTTTTAATGATTGTTGGCTCATGGTGTAAATGTCCCCATACTAGAAAAGTTAAAATCATCTTGGTCTGTAGCAAATGCTTGTAAGGCTAGGTTTATATCGGTGTAAGATGTACTTAACTCACCATTAATATAAGCTAACATTCTTTCGTTAAATGTACCTGCTGGTATAGACCTTGCTGCAAATAAAGCTAACCAATCTTCGTTATGTAATGCTGTTGTAGAGGTTACTGCTCTTATAGATGCTTGTCTTGCTTCTGAGTTTGTAGCCATTACTTATCCTTTCTAGGTCTACCCTTTTTTTTAGGCTTACATTCACATAGTTTACCAAACAATCTTTTTTTAATCTTTTGATAAATTTTTTTAATTATATCCATTAAATACTACCCATGTTTTGCTATCTTCTTTCCATATATAACCTTTTCCGTCATCTGGATATGCAACTGGTGCTTCCCATTGACAAGTATCTTCATTCAATGTCCAACTATTCCAAGGCTTTGGAGGTATAAAAGCATCTTTACTAGCATCATATGTATAACCAACACCAGCATAGTTTTTTCTAAAAGGTGTACCACCTAGTTTGTGTTCACCAGCAATAGTATTATAAGATGTTTGTTTATAAGTTATTGTATTTTTATATAAGTTTTGTAAGAAAGTTTGTCCCTTTGCTTCAGTAGATGCGTCACTATCTGCTACTACTATTACTTCTAAGACTAAATTGTTTTCA